GACGTCGGCGCGCGACTCCTTTTCCACCCCTAATGGGGGACCGGGGGCCGCAGCCCCCGGAGCTTTCCCGCCTGCACCAGCTGGCGGCATGAGCACAAGCCCAAAAGCTGAATGGGGTACGGGGCGAAGCCCCGTCGACACGATTTTTGAAAATAACGTATTCTGTTATTTTCTCCCGTTTTTCCGTATGCGCGACAGGCCGGAGGTATAATTACCTCCGGGACTGTCTGCGCCATGCGCCGAGGGCTTGTTTTCTACGCCAACTACAACTCTGGCTGGCGTGTCCTCCATGTCGGTGGCAACTGGAACAACGGCGGCAATGCCGGCCTTTTCTACTTCAACGCGAACAACACCTCGTCGAACTCGAACTCGAACGTCGGCGCGCGACTACTTGTTTTTTCTTTTGACTGGCGCAGGCTTTCCCTCACCGCTTGGTGAAAATATTGCCGCATAGGACGGGGTTTAGTAGGCTTCGGCTCGAATAACCTCGCAGGCAAACAAGGACGGAGGGAAAATCCTATGCCGAAACGAGTCGGCTATCTCTACGACAAGATGGTTGACCGGGACTTCATTCGCGCTGTCATTCAGGAGGCGGCAAAGGGGCGCCGGAGTCGTAAAGACATCGCCCCTGTGTTGGCGGACCTGGACGGGTATGTCGAAAAGACCTATGAGCTGGTCGCAACCGAGAGCTTTGTACCGTCCGAGCCGAAGATCCGCGAGATCTATGATGAGAGCAGCGAGAAGCACCGTAAGATCAAGATGGTTCCGTTCTGGCCGGACGGCGTGATCCAATGGATGCTGGTGACGGCCATGAAGCCGGTGCTTATGCGCGGGATGCACCCGTGGTCCTGCGCGTCGATCCCCGGACGTGGTGGAAAGCGAATCCACAAGATGATCCGCGGCGCGCTCCGCAACGACCCAAAGGGGACGAAGTACGCCGCGGAGCTGGATGTCGCACAGTATTACCCCAGCATCTCCGGTAAGCGGCTGATCTGGGCGCTGGCGCGGAAGATCAAGGACAAGCGCTTTCTGCGGACGGTCTATTCCGTCATCGAATCCTGCGGCGGCGGGCTGGCTATCGGGTATTACATCTGCCAATGGCTGGCGAACTTCTACCTGGAGTCTCTGGACCAGTACATCATGACGCTGCCGGGCGTGAAGTATATGACCCGCTACATGGACAACATCACCCTGCTCGGGCCGAATAAGAAGCAGCTGCACAAGGCGCGGAAGTTGATCGCCGCGTTCATGCAGCAGCGGCTCGGCCTGTCCATGAAAGCGAACTGGCAGATCTATCCCACGGCAAAGCGCATGGTGAGTGCGGTCGGCTATCGCTTTTCCCGCACTCATGTTATTCTGCGCAAGCGGAATTTCCTGCGCTTCACCCGGCAATGCCGCCGCGTCAAAAAGCGGCTTGATGCCGGAAAGCCTATCATGTTCGCCCAGGCCTCCGGGCTGCTGAGCCGCGCCGGGCAACTGAAACACTGCAATAGTCATACAATTCGGGTGAAGTACATTGACCCGATTGGAGTAAAACATCTGAAGGAGGTCGTGCGAAATGAGAGTAAGAGGCGACAACGCGCCCAGCAACGCATTCTCGCTGGAGGAGCAGCCTAATAAGCCGGGGGTAGCCCTGGTGCGCTTCTATGAGAACGCCGAGCCGTTTGAGGAAAAGCGGGACGAGCTGACCATCAGCGGGTGGGTGTACGACGAATATCACCTGGAGCTGAATATGTACGACGGCCTGAGTGAAGACATCCTCGGCAACTATGCCGGTTATCTGGCGCAAGCCAAGCTGCACGAGGCGGAGGGCAAGACGATCCCCTCCCTGCAGCAGCAGGTAGCCGACCTGGAGACCGACAAGGCGGCATTGACGGAAAAGGTGACGAGCCTTGAGGGGCAGGTCACCGATACGCAGATGGCGCTATGCGATGTCTACGAACAGATCGTCGCCGTGACATCTACAACAGGAGGTGAGTAACCGATGGCGAGCAATTACATGGTGAAGGTCTACGCAGACCTGATCCGCAAAGGGAAAAAGACGATTGAGGAAGTTCCCGCCCCGCTGCAAGCAGCCGTCCGGGAAATCCTCGAAAATAGCAAGAATGGAGCTGAGGGCTTATGAAAAGCCTTCGGCTCCTTCTTTTATACATTCTGATGGGAAAGGAGGTAGCAGTTATGGCAGTTGTCTACGCGACCCTGATCGTCAAGGGCAAGAAGACCATCGACCAGGTTCCGAGCCTGATTCGGAAGCAGGTCGAGGAGATCCTGGCAGATCTCGAAGTCACCGTCTGACCACGGCATTGATACGGAGGGCAGCTCCTTTACGGGGGCTGCCCTTCTTATCACGCGCAGAGGAGGATTGAGAGATGACGCTCAAGGAGATTTTGTTTGGTGGGGGAAGTGCGCTGTTTGTGCTGCTGACGCTGCTCCAGCTCGCCCCCATCAAAATCAATCCGTGGTCTGCAATAGCAAAGGCTTTCGGGCGCGCTATCAACAGCGAGGTCTTGGAGAAGGTCGGAAAGCTCGAAAGCGAGCTGCAGTGCGTTCGGTCTGGCATGGCCGAGGAAAAGGCCGTCAACTGCCGGGCGCGCATTCTACGCTTCGGCGATGAATGTCTCCACGGCGAGCGCCACACCAAAGATCATTTCGACCAAACGCTCCGGGACATCGCTGCCTATGAGCGATACTGCGATGATCACCCGGAGTTTGAAAACAATGTAACAGAGCTGACCAGTGACCGGATCAAGACGATATATCGCCGGTGCTTGGACAGCAACGACTTTTTGCAGTAAGGAGGACGCACAATGAACGTGCTGGATATGACGATCATCCGCCTGGCCGCAGGGCTTGTGCTGCTGATCGCCGCGAACATTGCCCTCGGTTCCATCAATGCCATCATTGATGGGGAATGGGATCAGACGAAGTTCCGCAACGGCTGCATCAAGAGTGCAGTTGTGGCAGCGGCGCTGGTCGCGGTCTACTTCGCCGGGTACCTCAACCCCGATCTGATGGTGGTGGAGGTCGATGGGCAGACCGTAAACCTGATGACAGCGGTATCGCTGGCTATGCTGGCAGCCTTTACCGCCTATGCCGTTGATGTACTGAAAAAGCTGAAGGATATGCTCTCTACCGCGACACCCGGGGCGGATGCGGTGCCTACTGCGCTACCTTCCGGTGAGGGCAAGGAAGACCATACCGCCCCCGAGGAGGAATGACCTATGAGCAATAGCCCTCTTGTCAGCTACACAAAGCTCAGCCCGAATCACTCCGGGCAGAGGACCCGTAAGATCGACCGCATCACGCCACACTGCGTAGTGGGCCAGTGCAGCGTGGAGCGGCTGGGAGATATCTTCCTCCCTGCCTCCAGAGAGGCGAGCTGCAATTACGGAATCGGCGCAGACGGCCGCGTCGGTATGTATGTCGAGGAGAAAAACCGATCCTGGTGTTCCTCCAGCAATGCAAACGACCAGCGGGCGGTGACTATCGAATGTGCGTCCGATGGCGCAGAGCCGTACGCATTCCGCGATGTGGTCTATCAGTCACTCATTACGCTTTGCGTCGACATCTGCAAACGCAACGGCAAGACCAAGCTGCTCTGGCTGGAGGATAAGGACAAGACGCTTGCCTACACCCCTGCACCGGACGAGATGGTGCTGACCGTACACCGCTGGTTTGCCAACAAAAGCTGCCCCGGGAACTGGATGTACGCCCGCATGGGCGACCTCGCCGAAAAGGTGACAGCCCAGCTTTCCGCAGGCATGGACGAGGAGGATGACGATATGGATATCAACAAATTCAAGGAGCTTTGGCGGGAGATGCGCAAGGAGCTTCAGGACAACGATGCTTCCGCCTACTCGGAGGAAGCGCGCAAATGGGCTGTGGATAACGGCATCATTCGTGGCGGCAACTCCGATGAGTTCAACGGAATGTGGGAGGACATGATGACCCGCGAGCAGCTGGTGACCGTCCTCTACCGCTTCGCCCAGAAGTTTGGGCTGAGCTGATGGCAAGGCGCAAGCGCAGAGCCGCAAAGAAGCGCAAGGTCGAATGGAGCAAGGTCGTGTGCCTGCTGGCAATGCTGGCCGGTCTGCTGATCGTTCAAGAATGCTTGTTCCTCATGTATCTGTGCATCAAAAGCGGCTACACCGCCGCCGCTGCATGGCTTACTGCCGCCACCGGCGTTGGCGAGGCGATCATCATCGCCGGAGCAAACGGCTACCTCTCGCTTGCGAAGTCCGACCACAAGCGCGGCGGGATCACCTTTGAGGCAGCCAAGGCAAACAACTTCCGGACCGACACGGAGGAAAATGGCAGCATCGACAGCCCCGCCATCTGAATACCGCCCACACAATGAAAGCCCCCTCGCAGGATTTTACCGTCCTGTCGAGGGGGCTTTTCTATTTTCCGGCGCTTTCGCGTTTACGTGGCGCTGTGGCGCTTTTTGTGGCTTGGGTGTGCGTCTACCCTCCCACGATGCAAAGGGCGTGTTGCAACTCGCCTACGGCGGCGAGAGAGGTGCTTGCGCGTGGCCGCTGCGCTTTCCTTTCAAAAATCCCATGTGTCCCGTGCTGGAACAAACTCAATGATCGTTCCCTCCGGCACGGGGTCGCAGGGCTCGCCGTCAAAGGCGTTGCCCTGCTTCGTGCAGATGTCGGCCGGTCTGCTCCGGCGCGGGTCGACATCGACATAGAGCCGACCGTCGCACTCGTAGACGGGGCGATCCCAGCTGTCGCGGCCTCTGTGTTCCAGCCGCAACACTGGCGCGGCGCAGAACTCCTCGTAGCTCATGTGGCCCTTCGCTTTCATCGCGGCACTGGCAGCGGCCAGCTCCTCGGGCGTCCAAGATTTACTCACAGGTATTGTCTCCCTTCTTCATCGTCCACGGTGAAATGATAGCCCTCGGTCAAAAGCACAGTCCCTTTGATTGGCGCGTGGATCATGACGGTGCGGCGACCGATGTAATCCGCTGGAATTTCACCGCGCTCGACCATATCCCGAAAGTACGGGCAATCATTCCAGCGGTCGGTGTACTGCTCACGCGCCCACGCTGCGGTGGAGTAGTGCCGCCCCATGCGCCAGTTCTCCGGCGCGGAGACGATAGCCCATGCGGTCAGCGGCCGCCGATCCCCCGTCATGTCTTCCAGCGCCTCCACCGTGCCGCAGGCATCGCAGATATGGACCGTTGCCCTGCGGCTCAGTGCGTTGCGGGTGACGCTCTCCGCGTCCATCGCCATCTTCCCGCAGCGGGGGCAGGCAAAATGCCCGTCCTGCTGCTTCTCTGCAAAACGCTCGATCAGTGTCTTGGCTTCGTTCTCGTTCATAGAAATCTCTCCTTTCTCAGAACTGTTTGATGATGTCCTGCGCGTTTTCGCCGTAGTAACTCTTAATCCATCTATCGGCAAGGATTTCAATGTCAGTGGTGCGCTCGTAGCGCACGTCAATCAACAGCGTTTGCGTTGATGTCTTAACCGTCATGTAGTAGCCTGTGCCGTAGTGCTTGTTGTCGGTGGGGGGAACGAGGGTAAATGTGAGACTTTCGGTAAAAGGCTCGCCCTCACAGGTTGTCCCCTTGACGGTAGCGTTCATAGTGTTGTAATCCATATCGTGTCCTTTCTCCCCGTCGTGCCGATAGGTCAGCCGGTCATGTAATTACAACTTGGTGTTGTAATCTTTCAACTTGACTTGGATGATGATTTCTTCGCGGCCCATGGTAACATAGGTGACTTTGGCTTCCAGAACTCCCGGCATCGCTTGCGCTGGGATTTTGTATAAGCTGCGGAAGTGGCCGATCTCCTGCATACCGGCTTTCACCACAACGGGGATTTCATCGCTGGCCGCGCCGATCTGACTGCAAAAGTCGAAGACAGTAATTTTTCTCATGCCCGCCCTCTCACTCAATGGCAGCTTCGATGCTGCTGATGACTTCCTCCAGGTTATCTACGGCTTCGGAGAGGTTGTCGCAGGCCTCGTCTGCCTTTTCATAGCGTTCGCTCTCCTGCATATTCTCAGGGATATTGTCGCGGTACTCTTCCTCCTCAGCCTGGAGGTCTTCGAGGCTGCCCTTCAGCTCCTCCAGCTGGTCGATGATACTCTGCAAATTCTTGCGGCAGATCTTGTTCATGGTTAGTCCTCCTCCCCATAGTTTTCTTCAAAGCTGCCCTCGGTAATGCCGCCGTAGGTGTAGCCGTTGTCAAAACTCAGATAGACCGGCGTATCTTCATCGTACTGGGCGAGGAAGTTAATCAGCTCGCCGGCCGTCATCGTTCTGCGGATCTGGTCGATGCCGTAACCTTCGCGGAAAGTAGAACAAATCAGCTTTTTCATTGTCGGCGCTCCTTTCTCAAAATCTGAACACCAGCCCTTTGACCTCGCGGCGGCCTGATGGATCGTGCAGTGGATCGCGGGTAACAGTTCCGACGCCCTCCAGATACGCGCCCTCGGCTACCAAGGCGTGGACACTTTCCATGAGCGCGGTTGACTGATCTGTGACGATAATCTCGTCAATATCAGCTGCGGTTAATGCAGCAACGAATTCTTTCATCACGCCGTCCTTAATCTGACTGCCCCATGGAAGCGCTCTGACCTCAAACATATCGGCTCGGTCTTCTGTGCTCTGCTCCCAGCTTCGATACGCGTAAACCTGTCCGCGAGTGGGGTTCTTCTCCGTGTCGCGGAGCTTTTCAAAGTATTCCTTTGCGGTATCTCTGTTGAGCGTATCCAAAATCTCCTGCCGGATTTCATCGGTGATATTGATCTTCATCTTGCGTTCCTCCTTGTATTTTCACACTCGGTGCTTTATACTGAGGGGGAGGGGAGCTTTCCCGCTCCCCCTCGCGCCGGGGTTAGGTCTCTTGGCGTTCGCCCTGCTGGGGCTTGCTGTTAGGTTTGATGGTGATTGTAATCCGGTCGGCTAAATCGGGGTTATCAGCCAGCAACCTCAGAAGCTCTTGCAGGGCTTCTTTTTTTGCTTTGTCCATCGGCCTGTCCTCCTTTCCGGAGAGGTTTGTTCCTCTCCCTTACAAGAACTATATTACACTAATTCGTGTCACTTGTCAACGATTATTTTACATTTTTTCGTGGAAATCGTAAAAAAGTTTTTGACAAGCGACACATTTTAGTGTATAGTACGAGTGAGGAGGTGAGAGTATGGGGCTCTCTGTTGCCGAAAAGATTCGCCTGATCATGAAAAGGCAGAAAATAACGATGGGCGATCTGGCTGAGGCGTCAGGGCAGACGCGGCAAAACCTGTCCAACAAAATGACGCGCGGGAACTTTACGGAAAAAGACATCACGGAGTTGGCGGCTGCGCTCGGCTGCACAGTCGAAATCCGTTTTGTCACACAAGACGGCGAGGAGATATAAGAAAAGGCCCCGGGCGAATGAACGCCCGAGGCCTCGGAGCAGGCTTAACGCTTGCTATGTATATCCGCGCCGGTGCGCGTCTTGACTCTGGTCTCCTTATTTTCCTCTCGGATCATCAGGTCTGACAGCTCACACCCCAGCGCCTCACAAATAAGATCCAGATGCTCCAGGTTTACCCTTTCTGCGATCTCATGGTACAGGTCATTGATCGTCGAAGGTCGAATGCCTGTTGCCCTTGCAAGGTCAGCTTGTGACCACCTCCGCTCGCCAAGCCGGGTGGACAGTAAAATCCTAATCATAGCCATGCTCCTTTACGGTAGATTCTAACAACGATTTTAGAATCTCGCTGGATTTTGGTAGATTATAACGAAATCCGTTATGGCTATGAGAGAACACAAAGAGGCTACCACACAGGAAATTCCCTGTGTAGTAGCCTCTTTCTTTATTTCTTGGCATAGGCAAGTGGAAACACCAGGACAAATATCCCGCCGGTCATATAGACCGTTGGGGCAGAGCAAAAGCCAGGCGAACCGGCTTGGTTCGTCTGGCTCTGCTTTGGTGGACCTGAAGGGATTCGAACCCACGACCTTACGGATGCGAACCGTACGCTCTCCCAACTGAGCTACAGGCC